AGGTTTCAAAACAGAGGGCAAATGCTTTTGTTTCGGTTATCTCAAAGCAGAAGGAAAGTGCAATCGCACAGACCAAAATAGATTTATTAGATAAGACCAAAAAGCCGGGCGAAGATGGCTCGGGTGGAAATAATGACCCTGAAAAATCTGATGCTGAAAAAATAGCTGAATCACTTGGTAAAAAATCAGCAAAAGCCAATGAAGCAGCTAAAACAGTTTTAGACAACTATTTATAGGAGGAATGAAAGATGAATTTTACATCAAAAACTCTGGCATCACAGCCGGAAATTTTAAAAAGACATTCAGGTGCTGAACATACAGTACCAATAACTTTAGACTTTACAGCAGTTACCGCCAATTCTGACGGTGATTTTGTTGTTAAGGCCGGTTCCCCAATCAGCGCAGCAGGTGTTGTAGATAATGCGACCGCACCAATCGGTATTTTACTGACTGATACATACAAAGAAAGACCAATCGGAACCATTTTAAAGGCTTTTGGAGTTGTAAATCAGACAAATGCAAACGCAAACAGCGGATTAACCATTTCAGCAGCAACAAAGACAGCATTACCGCTGATTGTATTTGAATAGGGAGGAATTAGACAATGAATATTAGAGATATATTTTCAGCAAGAGCCATTGCCTCAAGCTATACACAGGTAGGCAGTAACTTAATTCCATACTTAGGAAGCGGACTTTTCCCGCCTAAGAAGAAAATGGGATTGGATTTAAAATGGATTAAGACAAGCAAGGGATTACCTGTTTCTTTAATGCCATCTAATTTTGATGCAAGGTCAACAATTAGAAGTCGTTCGGGATTTCAGATTGATAATACGGAAATGGCATTCTTCCGTGAATCTATGCTCATTAAAGAAGCAGACGAACAGGAAATCTTAAGAGTTCAGGAATCCACTGACCCGTACGCACAGGATGTTTTATCACGTATCTATGATGATGCAAACACGCTGATTGACGCTGCTAACGTTGTTCCTGAAAGAATGATTATGCAGTTACTTTCACCATCCGCAGGAAGTCCAGGCATTTCCATTCAGGCAGATGGAGCCACATATACTTACAATTATGACCCGAACGGAACCTATGCGGCAAATAACTTTTTATCAATATCAACTGCGACTGATAAATGGAGTGATACCGAAAATTCAGACCCAATGGCTGATATTGAAACTGCACAGGCAGCAGTAGAAGCTAATACTGGCACAAAGCCATCTGTTATGATTGTAAGCAGACAGACCATGAATTACCTGAAAGCCAACGCGAAAATCAAAGGCTATATTATAGCAACAAATGTCTCTGGTGCTGTCATGATTACAGATGCAAGAGTTAAGGAATTATTCCTCACTGAATTAGGCGTAAGTATTATTGTCTATAGCAAGCAGTTCAAGACAGAAGCGGGCGTGGCAACGAAGTTTTATCCGGATGGATTTGCAACTTTAATTCCTAACGGTGCTTTAGGTAACACATGGTATGGCACTACACCGGAAGAAAGAACCCTGTTAGGCTCAAGCGAAGCTGATGTATCTATTGTTAACACTGGCGTAGCTGTAGCAGTTACATTAACCAGCGACCCTGTACATACCAAAACTACGGTATCTGAAATCGTATTACCATCCTTTGAAAGAATGGATGAAACATACGTTATTAAGTGCTACTAGGAGGTATCCCCATGGTTTATGGATATGCAGTGAAATATAATGGAAAAATTTATCCCTCTGGTACTGACGTGCCGGAGGGTGAAGTTACCGAAACCGAAAAATTACTAAATGATATTAAGAAAATGAACAGAGATGCCCTTGTTGCCAAGGCAGTAGAGCTTGGAATTGAAGTCATTGAGAGCGATACAAAGGCAGTGCTTATTGAAAAGATAAGCGACAAAATCAGAGAAACCTTATAAGGAGTGAGAGAGATGGCGGATTCAACCACGGATTTAACTAAATATAGAATCTTGGCAGGGTTTGACAAAGATGATTCTACCCATGATGAACCCATCTTGATTTTCCTTAACCAGGCTGAAAATAAAGTGGCAAAGACACGGTATCCATTTGGATATGATGATGCGCAGAAAGAAACTGCTCTGATTGTTTACTCCGATAATGTCGAACAGATTTTTACTTACTTATGGAATAAACAAGGTGCAGAAGGGGAGATTTCCAATTCACATAATGGCATATCACGCTCTTATGAAAAGGCAGGGGTTCCAGACAGTTTCGTAAGTGACATTGTCCCCTTTGCCAAAACGATATAGAAGATTGAGCGTGGGACACGGACGTTCCGCAGGGTGGATATCTTAAGCGGTGGAGGGCGGTATCCAAAATTAACGAGGTGATTTCATGAGGGATTTAGAGAGAGATAAACAGAAAATATTTTATTCACAATTTCTCGGAAAACAGCCGATTCTTGATGAAAACGGTGACGATACTGGGGAATCTATGGTTACATATTCAAATCCACAGGAATTTAGAATATGCGTATCTACAACGAAAAACTCAGCCGAAAATGAAGTTTTTGGAATCAACCTCGATTACGACAGAACTATGAGCACTCATGATAAGACATTTCCGATTACAGAAGAGTCTATTTTATGGATAGACAAGGTTCCGGTACTCAATGAAGATGGCTCTATTAAATATGATGCTAAGAGTAATATGGTTATGCCGAATGACTACACGGTCAAGGCAGTAGGCACGAGCCAGAAAAGCACGAATGCGTTGTATGCGATTAAGAAAGTTACAGGTACAGCATGAAGGAAATCGAAATCAGCTTATCACCTACGAGCATTAAAAAAGCTATCAAGGAAATAAAGAGCTATCAAAAAGAACTGGATATGAAAACACGTTTGTTCGCTGAAAAGCTTGCAGAACGTGGCGTATACATAGCGAAAATGAATATTGCCGGCTATGGGGCAATTGATTCCGGCGAACTTTATGAGAGTATTGATAGTCAGGAGATAAAGGCTGAAAAAGGTATCTATACGTGGACTATTTTCACGGATTGCCCTCATGCGAAATTTTTGGAGTTTGGATTTGGCATCAGGGGACTTGAAGCCCCGCATCCCGATTCTTCATTGGTAGGATGGGAATATGACCAGTCAGGTCACAGCTATGAAGGATGGTATTACTATAAAGATGGTGCATTTCACTGGTCTAACGGTCAGCCATCTAAGCCATTCATGTATGAAACAGGTGTGGCATTAAGGCAAGTAGTTAAAGAGGTAGCAAGGGAGGTATTTGGAACGTGATAGACAAAATTAATAAAGTGTTCACTACAGTTAAGTCCGCCATATCCACCCTATGCCCCAATGCGAGCCAAACCTACAGTCCTTCTGTTTCAGTTTTTCCATATATGTACCTGACCCAGTTGGGAGCACCAGAAACAGGAACGGATTTAGAATCTAATGAAAATGCTGTTAATTCTACAGTAGAAATCACCATATACACTAAAGGGGCTACAAAACTACAAGATGCCAAGAATATCATGGCTCTCGCCAATGATTCCATGAAGTCTATGGGATTTCAGCGGACATTCGGAGCACAACAAATAACCAATGCAACCGATACAGAAATCTGCCGATATGTGGCGAGATTTTCAAGGGTTATTGGTTCTGATGATACATTGTAACTATTAACAATTCAAGACGGCTGGAAAGCCGTTCTTTTTTTATGCAGAAATTAGGAGGAATGAAACAATGGCTTTTTCAAGTTATAATTCAAAACTTATGTATAATTCCGGCACAGATGAAACTCCAGTATGGGAGCAGGTTGCGCCAATTAAGGGGATTCCCCAGATTGGCGGTGAGCCTGAACAGTTAGAAACTACTACTTTAGATGATGCGATTCAGACGTTCATAGACGGTATCCAGTCACAGGAGGCAATGACCTTTACAATGAACGCAAATAAAGCTCAAAGAACTACCATTAAGGCAATCACGGGTGCAGAAAAAACTTTTTCAATCTGGCTCGGTAATGATGGTTTAGGCGGAGAAGGTAAATTTACCGGTACTGGAAAATTGTCAATTTATATCAATGAAGCTGACGTTAACGCAGTTGTTGAAATGACACTGACCTTAACCCCAACTTCACCATTTGAAGAAGAGGCAGCGTAAGGAGATAAAGTATGGCGATCAAGAATGTAAAAATCAATAATAAACCTTACAAAGTACCACCAGTGAACTTTGCTGATGTATGCAGGTTGGAGGAAGATGGAGATATCTCCCTCCTTAATACCGTCCAGAAGGGTAAATTCTTTGTCCTTGGATGGGTAGCAATCATGCATATTGTCGGCTGTGATAAAGATGAGGCTATGTATCTCATGGAGCAGCATGTGGCAGGTGGTGGCAAATTACCGCCTATCTATGAGGGCTTCAATAAAGCCTTGGAGGAATCCGCTTTTTTTCAAAAAATTCTCCAGGAATCGAAAGAGACGGAGCAGGAAACCAAGGAAACAACGGAAGAGCAGTAAGCAAAGAACAGAAAAAATACAACAGTTTTCGGGAGCAGATAGATGGTATCTGGCTCCCTTTTGCCATTGAATGTGAAATTCCATATGATACGTTCTGGAAATTAAATCCCAAAATCATGCTAATGCATCAGGATTCACAAAAAAAGAAGATGCAGAAAATCGACTTGCAGGCGTGGCTTACAGGTAAGTATGTTTTGAATGCTATTGGCGTTGCTTTTGGCGAGAAAAAGAAAAATCTTAAATATCCAGAACAGCCGGAATCCATGAAGAAAAAAGACCCAATGGAGGATTTTGATAATCTTTCAGAGGAAGAACAGGAAGCTAAATTCTATGAAACATTCCGTCAGAAGTTACGTGACTGGAACAGTGGCATTGAAGCAAAGAGCAAATAGAAAGTGTGGTGTGAGTTATGTCTGATATTGACCGTTTAGAGGTAGCAGTAGAAGCGGAGGCATCTAAAGCCAACAAAGAACTTGATAAATTAATAGCTAAACTTGAAAAAGTGGCAACTGCCTTAACCGGAATCACAGGTGCAGGCTCTAAAAATATCCTCGGTGAAGCTTTTGGCGGTGGCACACAGGAGATTAATTCCACCACAAAAGCACTTTCTGACAGCCAGAAGAGAGTTATTAAGGTTACTGGTGATATCAAGAAACTTGGTGATGCTTTTAAGGATATTCAGAAAAATGCGAAGATTCCAGAGATTAAAACATCCAATATCAAAGCATCTCCAATTAAAAATCTGGATTTATCAGGAGCAGGAAAGACCACAGCCAATCTTGATGTGAGCAATCTTAGTTACGTTCAAATGTCAAAAGAGATTACATCTCTTCAAAAGAAACTTCTCGGATTAAGAAATACAGAGGAAAAATCAAAACTCTTAAGCGGTGGCATTGATACCACTGGACTACAAAGAACACAGATAAGCATTGCACAGGTAGAATCTAGGCTCGGCGCATTAACCGATAGACAAAAGGAACTTACCGCAAAAGCACAGGAATATCACAACACTATGGAATCTTTAAAGCAGGGCAATTCTGCTATCAGTGAAATATCTGCAAGCATGGAAAACCTCACTAAGAATACATCAGAAGAAGTTGCGGAACTTGGTAAAATGGCAAGCTCCATGAAACAGATAAAGAATCCGGCTTATATGCAGGATACGACCAAGACTACTCCTAAAGCTGATACAAGCGGATATGTCGGCATGAAAGGAACTCTTAATGCATTCGGTGGTGCGCTTAAGGATATCCCTAATTTGGCGAAAATGGCGGGGAATTCAATGGCTTCATTGGGGGCTAAAATAAAAGCTGCATTTAATGGAATCAATACCAAAGGTGCTACTTCTAAGATTAAAAAATTAGTAGATAACATAGACGGATACAAGATGTACATCCGAAGCCTTGAAAGTCATGGTTATTACTTTGGGGATAGGGAATATGATAAGGCTTATGCTTCACTGAAAAGGCTTGAAGCTTCACTGGGTGCCTATAAAAAACAATTAGCCGGAACATCAAGCGCAACTGGAAAAATGTCTGGA